GATACTGGCCAATTGTGCTATCAAGTCCTCGTCGTCCTCGATATCGATATCGCCGGCCTCAAACCTCTCTCTCAGACCCCACCACCATTCGGCCCGGGCGTTGGCAAACCTCTCTGAATTGGTTGCCGCAGCGCCGCTCTGCATCTCGATGGCAGGCGCGTTTTGTTCGCGTAACCGGTCGTACACACCGGCACCTATACCGACGGCATCAATTTTTGCGGCCGAGGCACCGGTATCGCGAAGTGCGGCCATTACTTCACCAGTGGTGGTCATCGTATCCTTTTGAGAGAACGCTTTCCAGATCCGCGCCACCGGTCCGCGACGATGCACGATCACGGTCTCGTCGGATCCAAACCTGGCAACGTCCACACCTAACTCGTTAGGCGTGCCAGGCACAAGATCGCGTTGGACGGCCTGTTCGATCCAGTGCAGTGGTATAAGAGTGTCGGTACCGGCGGTCGGAAACTCACCCCACACACGTGACTGCACGAACTGCGAGTCCTCGCCCCATCGCGTGACCATCTTCGAGGCCCATTGTGGTGTGATCAGGTATGGTGCCGGTAGAGGTCCATCAATTTTGGATGACCATGTGCCGTCGAGGATATCGTCGCGCGTGATACCAAACGCGGTGAAATTCGGCGTATCGGTGCACGCGATGGCGTGTTTCGCGACGCCTGGAACCTTGAAATCGTCGGCAAACCGGCCTACAGGATTGGTCGGATTGCCGATGAGGAGAAGGCGTGCATGTTCGCTGGTGAGGATAGAGTCGATCGCCTCATATATCTCCTGTGATACGCCGGACGCCTCGTCGACTATCACCAGGATGTTCACCTCGTGGAACCCCTGGAACCTATCCGGATCGTATTCCGGTGCCGTGAACCCCCAGGCAAACCAGTTTTCGGCGAGTCGCAATTCCTGAGTGAGAACGGTCCCACCAAGAGGTTTTTTCGCCCGGGCGTGTGCCGACCGGATCTCTTTCCACAGGATGCCGCGGACCTGCCGGTCAGTAGGCGCGGTCGTGATCACGATAGACGGTCGATGAGTCATCAGGAACCATAATGCCACTCTTGCGGCGACAAACGACTTACCGGCACCGTGACACGATCTTGCGGCGGTTTCAGGATTGTCGCGGACGGATTCGGCGATCCTGGCTTGCTCGTGCCACATGGTGTCGCCTAAGACTTCGTGGATCCACCATACCGGATCCGCCTTGCCGCGATCGAGTATTGTCTGCGCCTCACTCGGTGTTAGGTTGCGCTCGGTCTGCCACTGCATAGAGATCTAACCAGGTTGTAATTTCGCCACTATGTCTTACCGCCACCGACTCGGCAGCATCGAGACCTAACAGTTTTGCGCGCCGTTCCTGGATGCGGAGACACCGGTCAATCGCCTTAAGATCGCCGTTCAACGCGGCAACGTTTGCCACACTCCATAGTTCATCGAGTCTCCGGAGCTCGATCTCGCGGACAAGTTCGGCCTCTTCTGCGCAGGTCTTTTGTATTTTTTCTAACTCTTTTTTGACGTCGCGATACGCGGTCTTACTACTGACTCCGAGCGTCTCGCCTATCTGCGCATATGTGAGGCCTCTCTGTCTGAGACGGAGAGACTTAATTCTGCGTTCCGCGGCCTTGAGTTTGATCGGGTTTCCTGGTCCTTCGACGCGAGTTGTCATGTTTGGTTTATGGACACATATATGGTAGACAGTTAGTGATCATTTTTCACACTCTTCCGCGCGTTCGGTCAACCACGCATAAAACCTACGGTGCCAGAACGGACAGTGCCGCGTTCCAAACAGATGTGGCCATATTCGCCAGAGTATCCGTTCGTACCATTTCTGCCACTCTGGCGCAAGGCGTTCCATGTCGTCGGCCGGTTGACCGATCGCGTGAAGTAACTCGTGCCAGATCCGCATTATCGCGACATCGTCTGGATCTCCGCGCGATATACGGATACTGGCCCGCATATCTCCGCCACCACCTGCCGCGCCTGCCAGGATATCGTCATCAAAGACATAGACATCGCCGGCGTTGACAGGAAACGGAAAACCTATCCACAGAGGATCGGTCTCGGAGATGATCTGGACGACCGGAGTTCCGATCTTGAGATCGAACTCAAAATAGTCAGGTATTTCGCCTAACAGTGGTACAATTCGCCTGTATAGTTCTGATGTCTTGAAATAGAGGTTGAATTTCACTGACATTAGAGGCCGTCCCTCTTTTTTGCGGCGGCGATGAATTCGCGTGCCTCGTTGATGATCTTGTTGAATTCTTCGGATGAAACAGTATCATCATCCCAGGCGTCGCGGATTACGACCAGGAGATCGACCAGTTCTGCGTACGCCTGTTTCACGCGATGGTATACTGCGTATCCGACGAGATATCCGAGGATCAGTGTGATGATCGGCGCTGCCAGATCGATTAGGTTTTCTATCATTGAAGCATGTTTTGGTGGCGCACTATAAAAAGGTATTCAATGCATTTTTCTTTTCTCTCCTGTCATCGTTTCCCACCTCTGACATATCACCTCACAATATTTTGGACTGGGTTTGTCGTCTATTATCCTTAAACTGGATCTGAGATGTTTTAATTTAACCACATCAGGAACTCTCCAATTCCATAAAGACCTGGTGGTAGAAAAGAGGTGATGCAAATGGATCATTCGCTGCGCGACTGCACCGCCGGCATATCCACTGACATCATATCCAGGACTCGGTATACCGTCGGTGTATGGATAGTGATACCGAGCTCTGCGAAATGGTTGACGACGCCGGTGGCCCACAGTGATACCAGGCCTGGATCCTGTTCGGCCTTAACATGAGCCGCCTCGGCGAGACGATCCTCGTCGGTCACGATATAGTTGTAAATTTTCGCGCCATAGAGAGAGAACTCGCGATCGAACTGAAGTCTCATGCGCGCGAGATGGAGGTCTCCTGTTTTCCAGGCCTCGTCGCGCACTTCGTCGAGTATTGGCCGGATCTGTGCCGGCGATACCTCCTGACCGGTATCCAGGAGGATACCTACTCTGATCCGGTCGATGCACTTTCTGCCGAACGATCCGTGTTGTGCGAGATGCCTCAGGATCTCGTCGCGGTGAGACTCGATGTGGTCTCTGATGATCTGGTTGATCTCGGTTTCAGTGAGTTGTGTCTTCATGTGATCTTCCTCGATGAGTTTCGATGCGATCGCATCGGTATCCTGCACTCCATCCAAGTACGCCTCAAGTACTCGAGTGCAGAATTCTGAGATGTTTGTGAGACCTGCATTCCTGGCCTGTTCCAGAAGACCAGGAGGAAGAGATAGTGTAGTACGTTTCCGGTTCATCCTTTACCACCTCGGATCTATAGTAGATCCTGTATCCATATATATGTATGCATTTTAGATGTTGTGGTCGATGTCATACACTGTTTTCGAGAAAAGAGGTATGCCGGTAATTTTTGAGTCTTTTGCCTTGAAAGATAGTTATATATACTATGAACGACATACCACTACAACAAGACATTAGGTAATGGCGGAAGAAGAACTCAGAAGCCATTACCGAACCTGGCATACACTTTCTCCGGAAAGATAGGAGTGCCATCAACCAACACATCCATAATGCATACACTTCTATCTCCAATGTACGGCCGTATCATCTCGAATACTCGGAATATATCACATATTTTCTTATGCACCACTGTATACAGAGAACACCTCCAGATCTCTCGTATTTTCAAAAACGCCAATTTGGCGTTTTTTCAAAATTACACCTATAAAAAACTATCTCACGCGATACCTCGTTTTTGGCCTCTCGCACCTCATTTTTGATCGGTTTTGATCCATTTTCGATCGAAAAATGATCATTTTTGATCGGTTTTTTGAGGTCTCAAGGTGCGGCACCTCCTCGTCTCCAGTGGAAATACCTCTCCGCCACTGGAAAATTCGTATCAAAAATGACACTTCAACCACCAAAAAGTGGCGATCCTGATCCATTTTCAGGCACTTTTCGATCTGTTTTTGGTGATCTCGCGATCCGAGATCTCGCCAATTTGGCGTTATTTTGTTTCCAGCACCGGTTGAGCCGGTGTACCAAAGGTACGATGCATACAAAAAACGGCACTGCCATGCATACCAACAGAGTCTCTCCACCGATGCGCAAGATATTTACGGCCGCGCGGCAATAGTGTAGATGTGGAGTGAGGAAACCTGTCTCCAATGGTTCTTCATCCTACCTACCTCCAGCCGCGTGGTGTCTCTCATCTATCTACTCACCTCAACACCTCACTCCACATCTGAAAAAGAGATAAAAATTATCCAGGCACAAACCGGCCGTACTTACTCAAAACCTCTTTCGCGCGACTTACCTCATCACCGGTCACTTTTACAACACCATCCTCAATTGCGTAGTTCATCATCGCCTGACCAAAATAGGTCTCGATCAAATGTTCGTGTTCAGGATCTACGGTGCAGATCGGCACCATCTCAGTCTTCGTCGTCATCTATCTCACCTAACTCTTTTCTGATCACTCTTACCGCCTCCGTGCGGAAATTCTTGACAACGTATTCACAAACTCCGGAATCGAGTTGTTCCCCGATGCGGAGCCGTTTCTTTGCGATCTGCACGTATTCTGGGTTCAGCTCGATCAGGACGGAGGAGCGCCCGAGATCCCGTGCCACCTTTGCGACGGTCCCGGACCCTCCGAAGGGGTCGAGCACGATGCACGGCACGGTTTCCTCGGTGTCACATGTGCAGGAGGGTTGCCAATCGCCCCCCC